AGGCAAAATTGGAAAAGAATATATCAAACGAGTAGTATAAGATCAAGGCCTGGTTGCGCAGAGAGGTTATGCATCTCCTTTACACGGAGAACGATGTCAGTTCGAGTCTGACACCAGGTACCAATTAATTCGGAGTGTAGCGCAGTCTGGTAGCGCACCTGGTTTGGGACCAGGGGGTCCAAGGTTCGAATCCTTGTACTCCGACCAAAATATATTTTAGCAGTTTAGCCAAAATGTAGTGACAAGACAGTGCAATACTGTTATAATAGATACATAGCAAGGAAACTTGCAAAGAGTTTTAGGATCGGTACAGCAACATTCATATTACTATGGATCGTTGGACCCTATGGTAGTTCGCTGGAGTTGAAGGGCTTGCCCGGAGACGTTGAAGGTGTCTATTGAAATAGACCAACAAGCACAGAGTGATGGCCTGTGTAAAATAAAAGCAGTCAACAACGATCCTGTTAGTTTTGGATGACTACAGCAATTTAAAATCTACTAACGTAATTGCTATAGACGGTGGTCGAAGGACAGGCAGAAATGTTTTCTAGAAATAGACGCTCAAGGAATAGATAGGCCGGCAAAGTCCGGATATGATTTACATACAGAAAAACATGTAATAGGCAACATGAATGTTGATAGGGTCTGGGTGCTATAATTGGCCAGACCAGAAAATAAACAAATTGGCACGATCATCCTGTTAAAGTTTTAGAATGTTAACAGCAACTTTAAATTTCATTCATATCGAAAATAAAATACATTCTGTGAGGTAATAAAATGAACGCATTTGTAACAGCAATCGCAAATCAAGAAGCCCGTACTGCCAATGGCATGACGGCACGTAAGTCAACAGCCAAGGCTACAGTTGACCTGTTCTATAAGATCGGTGCAAGCCGTGGTAAGAACATTGTAGGCGACTTCACTGCCGCTTACGTAGAAAATTCAGACGTTGCACTTCGCATCGCACAATGGGCACGTGATGTCCGCGGTGGTGCAGGTGAACGACAAATCTTCCGTGACCTTTTGGTTCACTTGGAAAAGACTGACCCAGATGCCGCTTTGGCTTTGCTAAAGAAGGTGCCTGAAGTTGGTCGCTGGGACGACATCTTTGTCTTCTCAACCCCTGCACTGAAGACAGCAGCCTACACAATGTTAGGTGATGCGCTTCGTGTGCGAAATGGTCTTGCCGCCAAGTGGACTCCACGTAAGGGCAAGATTGCGGCTGAAGTACGATCATTCTTTGGAATGACTCCTAAGCAGTACCGCAAGTCATTGGTATCAATGACAACAGTTGTTGAAACACAGATGTGTGCCAACGACTGGGATAACATCAACTTCTCGCATGTTCCATCTGTGGCTGCTCGCAACTACAAGAAGGCATTCGGACGTCACACACCTGCATTTGCAGAGTACGTGGCTAAGTTAGTCAGTGGAGATAAGACTGTCAAGGTTAACGCCAACGCAATCTTCCCACATGATGTACTGAAGGGTGTTATCAACCACTACGGTATGGACTTGAGCAAGGTTGACACTGACCACATTGTGGCACAGTGGGACGCTTTGCCAAACTACGTAGGTGAAGCAAGTATTCTACCATTGGTAGACGTTAGCGGTTCTATGTCCTGCCCAGCAGGTAAGAACAGTAACGTGACTTGCATGGACGTTTCAGTTAGCCTTGGCTTGTACTTGGCTGACAAGAACAAGGGTGTGTTCAAGGACACATTCCTTACATTCAGTGATAAGCCTGCACTGATGACCCTAAAGGGTAACGTAGTCCAAAAGGCTGCACAAATGGTTAAGAGTGATTGGGGGATGAGTACTAATCTACACGCTGCCTTCACTAAGATCCTTGACGTGGCTGTCAAGGGTAATGCACCACAAAGCGATATGCCAGCAATGGTGTTGATCCTGAGTGACATGCAGTTTAACCAATGTGTCAATCACGATGACAGTGCAATGGCGATGATCGAACGCAAGTTCGAAGCAGCCGGATACACATGTCCAAAGGTTGTTTTCTGGAACCTAAACGCAAGTGATAACGTTCCAGTTAAGGCAGACAAGAGTGGTGCCGCTCTTGTTAGTGGATTTAGTCCAGCCATCATGGCTAGCTTGCTAGGCGCTGATGTGGATCAATTCACTCCAGAAGGTATCATGCTGAAGACTGTAATGGTTCCACGCTACGATATCTAAAAAAACTAATGTTTTGAATAGCACCTTCGGGTGCTATTTTTTTAGGTTGGCAAAACCAAAATTTAATGTTAAAATAACGACATGTATAAAGTAATAGGAAAAGAAGAAACCTTCAAGGTGCTTACACTGGCTGAGGCAATGAATGTTGCAAAGTCTATGAATGAATTTGTAGTTATCAAAGGTAAAGATTTTGAAGTATGTGGTATCTTTGGTGTTGATGAAGTAACTGATCCTACCTACGATGGTTGGATATCGAGAAAACAAGGAGTCTAATATGCCGTGGATTGAAAATGTAGCAGCCGCTGATATACCTACTAGGTTCCATCACGAGGCCGGAGAGAACAGTATGCTGATCAGTATTGTTGATCCGGCAAGTTGGCGCCCCACGCCTGCCCACAAGTTCAAAGAACAACATAACTTTGAATTCTTGGATATTGAAGAAAAAGATTTTGCCCTAGATGAAGCAATGCGTTGTAGTCATGAGCAGGCCGCAGAACTTGTTCGTCTATTGCAACACGCTTTGGACAACCGTATGAATGTGGTTGTTCATTGCTACGCAGGTATTTGTCGATCGGGTGCGGTCTGTGAGGTTGGTGTCATGATGGGTTTTGAAGATACTAATCGTTTCCGCAGTCCAAATCTTTTGGTTAAACACCGTATGATGAAGGCATTGGGTTGGACTTATGATCCGGACGAAAAGCCTAATATTGATGATTGGCGGACTTTTAAATCAGTTGACTAATTGCTCGTTCGGTGTTATAATATAACTTACACTAAACAGGAGCAAACATGGATTACCTTGTAGAAGCACATAGTAAGCAGAAGAAGCAATTTATTGAGGCTATTCTCCCTTCTATGATCGATCAACTTGGACTAACTAATACTAGAAAATCTTTGGTTATTAGATTGGAAAAAGATTGCGAACAAATGGGCTATACTGTTCCTGTTGACATTTTAGATAGTTATGTGGTGGTTATCAAACCCTCTATGTCTATCAAATCAATTGGTATTACATTGGCGCATGAAATGGTTCATGTGCGGCAAATGGCCAAAGGTATTCTTAAAATTAAGAATGGTGTTAATTATTGGTGTGGCAAACGGTATACCAAACGAACTAAGTATTTGGATCAACCTTGGGAACAAGATGCGTTTGCTAGGCAAGAGTTAGTTTTTAGAAAAGCAATTACTGAATAAAGGAACATCATCATGGCTGGCAAAGCAAAATCAATCTATCTCACAATCTTGCCTAAGGGCAAACATATGAGCGTATTTAAAAAGGTATTCTTTGAGGCTAAGTCTTATAATGAATATGTCAAGACAGATGAATTCAAGGCCAAATGGCCTGCAGAAGAATTTGATATTGTAAAAGAAACTTATTAAAGAAAGGAGGCGAATATGCCTAGTGTATTCTTAGTAAGCGACACGCACTTTGGACACATGGGTGTTTGCCGCTTTACTCGTAACGATGGAGTTACAAAATTACGACCGTATGAAAGTCCCGAAGAAATGGACGAAGATATGATCGCACGTTGGAACTCTAAGGTCAAGCCCACTGACAAGGTCTATCACTTAGGTGATGTTGTTATTAACCGCAAGGCATTAAAGACATTAGCCCGCTTAAACGGCGACAAGGTGTTAATCCGTGGCAACCATGACATCTTCCGTGATGATGAATATCGTGAATACTTCCGTGAATTACGTGCCTACCATGTGATGAACGGAATGATCTTAAGCCATATTCCATTACATAGTGATTCAATGGGTCGCTTTGGTGTTAACATTCACGGACATACTCATGCTAACCGTGTGAAGAAGGCTCGTGGCGTTGATGCACGTACAGGAGAAATCTTATACAGTGATGAAAACGATGTTCGTTATCATTGTGTCTGCGTTGAGCAAACTGATTTTGCTCCTATCTTATTCGAAGACGTCGTTGCACGTATTGAAGCAGAAGGTGGATCAGTTGGTTTTAAAAACGGCAACGGTCCAACAATGTAACAAACAGATTGCATTTATTTTGTTTGACTTTTGTAATTTTTTTCTGTACAATAGTATTTTATTGAAAGTATATAATGTCTATTGAACAGAAACTCAAAGAAGCATTTCGATTATTAAAAGAAGTGGTAGATGAAACTAAAGTTAATCTAATTGACAATTACAGTTATAGAGAATACACGACGACAGAAATTCTTAGAAGTTATCTTCCCAGCATCAAAAAAACAATTGGTAGAACCGGTGATGACGCTAACGCAGTTGATCAAGATTATCATCATATAGAACAAAAGTCTGGAACTAAAAAAGGCAAGACGTTGACAATGGCCATGTTTCCTGAGATGATGTTTGACAAACAAAATGATCCAGCCCGTCGAGCATATATCTATAAGTATGATGGTCTGAGTCTTAGTTTTTTTGAATATTATAATCCTTATCCAACTGCTGTGGTATTTGTGCCTAAAGATCACGTAACAAAAAT